TATGTTTTGACGAGATACGCAATATCATGTTTGACCTCGATGGCAGAGGTCGTCACTTCCAGATAAATCGTGAGAGCATCACCTTCAAGGACCATGGGCGGGATAGTCTTGCCCGCTGCCTTACAGCCAATGCCAAGACCAAGGATGGATTTAATGCCTCGCTCGTCATCATGGATGAGTATGCTCAGGCTCGTAACACAGCATCGAAGAACGGAGCAGACCTAAAGAATACGCTCACCTCGTCAATGGGAGCGAGACGTGAACCATTGGTCGTTACCATCACTACAGCATCGGAGGTCATTGACGGACCATTCGCTCAAGAACTTGACGGATACAAGCGTATTCTTCGCGGTGAAATCAAGAATGACAGTGCATTTGCAGCCATATTTCAGCCAGATGTCGATGATAGGGAGGATGATCCTCACACATGGGCGAAGGTGCAGCCACACCTCGGCATCACAGTTCAGCCTGATTACTATGAAAAGGAATGGGCTAACGCCCAGATATCGGCTGAAAATCGCATGGTTTTTCGTACAAAATTGCTCAATATCTTCGCTGAAAACGAGAAAAAGTCATGGATATCCGCTGAAATTGCTCGTAATATCAGCCGTCCGATGTCACTTGAGGACATCAAAGGCTCTCCGTTGGCAACTGTAGCCATAGACCTCTCGGTGAGCGGTGACTTCTCGGCGGTGACGTTTGCCATGTACTATGAAAAAGAGAAGGAGATGCTGTTTCATACCGCGTACTTCTTTCCGAAAGACGCTATCGAAGGACATGCTAACAGGCGGCTCTATGAGGTGTGGGCTGAGAAGGGCTATCTGATACTCACTCCAGGTGCGGTCATTGATTACCGCGTGATTGTAGACTATATTCTGAGTAAGATAGACCTCGTGCGTATCCGTGCCATTGGCTATGATCCATACAAGAGTATGGAGTGTGTCAATATGCTCAAGTCCGCCGGAGCTGAGCGCGTACTGGTGCCGGTCCGTCAGACATACTCCAACTTTGTAGCTCCCGTCGAGAGCTTTGACCATGGCGTTAAGACCGGCAAGATATTTATTAACGACAATCCCATAAACGCCTATTGCTTTGGCAACGCGGTTCTTGATGTTGATAGCAATGAGAACTGTAAACCTATGAAACGTGGTGATAATATGAAGATTGATGGAGTCATCACCATGCTGATGAGCCTCCGATTATTCCTTGATATGAGGTCTTAATAGTTAAAAATATATAAAATAATAGCAAAGGTGGTACCACTTCCATAGTTTCGTCCGCAATGTGAATACACTCATTGTGAGAATTTGATAAAAGTAATGAAACGAACTATAAGGGATTGGTTTAATGGTTTGCGCTTTAAGCGTTCCGCTACGAGCAAAGAGGCGGGGGACGGTCCGAGATACGGACGGTCTTCCCTTGCCTCCCTCGGCCTACCGGACAACGCTGAGAAGGTTACTACTCCCGGTCTGGCGATGAGAGTAGCAACCGTCTACCGCTGCGTCCGTCTAATCTCGGATAAGATCGCCGGGCTGCCATTCGCGTATCTGAGAAAGAAGAATGGTCTATATGTACCCGTCGAGGATAATATGAATTATCTGCTTCAAGTGCAGCCGTCGCCTAATGTCAACGCTTACGACTTCTGGAGCGCGGCAATTGCACAAATCTTGCTTCAAGGTAATGCTTATATTTTACCTCTATTGGATATCGCCGAAGGGGGATATAGGGAATTGATATTATTGGCCCCCAACTCAGTTAGCTACGATACGTCATCTAAATTGTACATGGTCAATGACTGGTACAATGGCGTTGAAGGTAGATACACAGAGGAGGAGATCATCCATCTGAAGAACTATGCTTTTGACGGAATCCAAGGTGAGAGCGTCTTGATGGCTGCTGCTCGTACTCTCGGTATCGCTGCAACAGGCGACCGCGAGACATTGGACCGCTTCGCCAGCGGCGGTAACGTCCGTGGATTCGTCTCTGACAACTCCGATAAGCCTACTCTTGGCCGTTACGACCGCGAGGAGGTTGAAAAGCATGTCGATGACATTGAGAATATGATTGCTATGGGTAAACACCTCTTCGTCCTTGACGGAGATCTGAAGCTTACCCAGTTGTCAATGACCTCAACCGATATGCAGTTCTTGGAGAGCCGTAAGTTCACCGTCCGTGATATTTGTCGGTTCTTTGGCGTTCATCCGTCATTCGTCTTTGACGATACGAGCAACAACTACAAGTCGGCGGAGATGGCGGATGTGTCATTCTTGACCAACACTCTTCAGCCGCTGCTCAAGCGCATCGAGATAGAGTTCTCACGTAAGCTCATTTCTCCGCGTCTATGCACCAAGTACAAGTATGAGTTCGACCGCTCGGCACTCTTCGCTTGTGACCTTGAGTCGATGATCAACTATCAATCGAAGAAGATTGCAGCCGGTCTCTCGACTATCAACGAGGAACGCATCAAGGAGAATAAGCCTCCGGTTGAAGGCGGTGATGCGCTGCTCATCTCAGCGAACCTCAAGAGCATTACCGAGCTTACCGCTCAATCTGCTCCAGCATCTAAGACTTAATCACTTATTCTAAGGATATGGGAAAAGAAATTTTAAAAATCGAAAATAGAGAGCGTTATTTTAAGGGTTATATCAATATCCGGCAGAAGCCCGATGGTGCGGATGAAGAATCTCGTACCATCGAGGGTTATGCCATTGTCTTCAACGAGGAGTCTGCTCCTTTGTATGAGGATGAGAGGGAAGTCATCCGTGAAGTAATCGCTCCGGATGCCATCACTAAAGCGCTGCTCGACAGCAGCGATATTCTGATGACTCTCTTCCATGACCGCGAGCAGCTGTTAGCCAGATCTAAAGCCGGAAAGGGTACCTTGACGTATAGCATCGATGAACGCGGTGTCAAGTTCTCATTCGAAGCTCCTCACACAGCTGATGGCGACAAAGCTTATGAACTCGTCAAACTCCGTGTCATTGACGGCTGTAGCTTCGCCTTCCGTACCAAGTATTGGGACGATGACTATGTATCTTGTAAAAGCGAGACTCGCGACGGCAAGATTCAGACTGTCTACACAGTCAATCGCATTGACTCGCTCCACGACTTCACCCTGACGACTTGTCCCGCCTACCCCGCGACCGAATGTGACACACGAGACGTCTTCAACCGTTTCCGTCAACAAGAGATAGCTGACCATGCTGAGGCTCAACGCCAGTTGGCTGAAATGCGTGCAGCTCAAAACGATAAAATCTATTAATCCTAAAAAATAGGGAAAAATGAACAAAAAATCAATCAAAGCTATTCTCCTCCGAGACCAGGAGGTGACAGCTCGTATCCGCGAAATCGCGGACCTTTGCGAAAAAGAAAATCGCAAGCGCAACGAGCAAGAAGAAGCCGAGTATCAACAACTCGTTCAAGAGCGTCAAGTTCTTGCTATGAGAATGGCTGCTTACTCTGCTGAGGAGATTAAGAACCGTTCTCATGAGGACCGTTTCCACGAAGCTGAGACTCTCATCCGCGAGAATGTAGCAGCTAAAGCTAACACCAGTGTAGTTCTCCAACGAGACCTCGTGATGGTTACTGATGCCTCAAAAGGCAGCATCATCCCCCTCAAGATTCAAGATATTCTTGAACCGCTTGAGGAAGGTCTTATCCTCCATCAAGTAGGTCTGCCCCTCTTGACCGGTCTCTCAGGTGAGTATGTATGGCCGATGTACGAGGCTGTTGAAGCCAACATCGCAGGTGAAGGTGTCGCCCTCACTGACACTCCCGTTAAATTGGATGCTCTCAAAGCATCTTATGACCGTATCGGTCTCGCTATCCCCGTTACCTATCAGACTATCATGCAGACTGAAGGTGTCATTGAGACCATCATCCGTAAGATTATGCCGAAGGCTATCACCTCACTTCTCAACCGCGTTCTCTTCAGCACCGAAAAGGTATCTGAAGCAGCTAAGAACCTCGTTGGTCCGTTCGTTGGTCTTGAGGCTGTTACAATCGACGGTTCATTCAGGAGCCTCAATGGTTTGAAGGCTCAGCTCTTCTCAACCGGTATCGATGGTGAGAACATTGGTTTCGTCATGACTAAGGCTACCAAGGCTATCCTTGAGGCTACTCCTAAGGATGCCGGCAGCGGTATCATGGTTATTGAAGACGACAAGCTCGCCGGCGTTCCAGTGTTCACCACTCACTTCATCGGTGATGGTAATGTTGGTCTTGGTGACTGGAAGTGGCAACCTATGGGCTTATTCGGAGACATCCGCTTCACTGTGGATCCTTACACCAAAGCTCGTGAAGGTGCTATCGACTTTGTCCTTGAGGCTAACTATGGCACTAAGACTCTCCGCAAAGAGGCGTTCTTACTCGCTAAAATCGAAGCCTAACGCTAAAACAATTATACGATGATTGTTGATGTCGCTCTATTCAAGAAGCACTCCCGTACAGATGACTTCGATGAGGATGATACCCTCATCGAGGCCTATCTGAAGGCGGCTGAGGAAGTGGTTCTCAATGAGATTGGTCAGTCGGTGGAAGACCTCCAAGAGGCTTATACTGATGTACCCCGCTCTATTGAGATAGCCATTATGCAGATAGCAGCTCATTGGTATAACACTCGTGAGGCTGTCGCTGCTACTCAGATGTATATGGTGCCGGCGACTATCAAGGCACTCCTAAAGCCATACACAAAGCTATGATCGCCGGAAGACTCAGAACGAAACTTCGCGTCAAGGAACTTGTCGAGAAAATTGACAAGTTCGGAGCTGCATCCTCTGTATGGGTTGAGCATGAGACTCCTATATGGGCCGAGTGTGACAAGTACGTGGGTAAGCTCAGTGAAGAAGTCGGTGAGCACTTTGCTGATTATACCGCTGTCTATCGAACTCGTATCAACCATAAACTGATTGAACATTGGAGAGTTATTGATGTCTCAACAGGTTGTGAGTTCGTTATCGACAACATTATTCTCAACAAGGAGCGCGGTCTTCAGACGTTGTATTGCTCAAAATTGAATCCATGACACCACTTGAAGCCAGCACACAACTCAAGCACCTTACTGACCAGTTCAAACCGAGGCAGCTCAAGTCCGCCATTAAGCAGACGCTGGCGACCGAGGCGCGTGCAGTACGCCGAGTGGCAGTCAAGAATCTCCGTCAGACCAGCGGCCAATCTCTTCGAGTTACCAAGCAACTCGAAACAGGTATCAGAGCCAAGGTCAGACGAGATGTATCAGGATTCGTCGTGGCGGCGAACATCAAGCCAGGCTCAAGCCGTGGTATGTATCGTAACCGCTATGGTAAGCTCAAGCCGGTACTCTATTGGTTCGACCAAGGTACCGCTAAACGCTACAAGAAGGCTAAGAGGAGAGTGTCACGATTGCTCGGTAAGCGCGGTGGATACACAGGCTATATCAAGCCGATGAACTTCATCAAGCGTGCCGAACAGAGCGAGATGCCGAAGGTGCTTGCTCGTATCGACCAAACGTATCAACAAAAAGTAGAAAAAATAGCAAAGCGTTATGGCTATTACTAAGACATCAATCCATGCCGGCGAAATCATTAGCGACATTCTCTCTAATGACGAGGCGGTCAAGTCCTTGGCTAAACGAATCTTCCCCGTGGCGATAACAGAGGCTACTCTGCCATACATAGTGTATCGCCGTGAAGAATCATCAGCCGTACAGACCAATAGCGGTCATGCGTCAGAAACTGTATCTATCTCGGTCTATGTCTATACTGCCGAATATGCTGAAGGTGTAGAACTTGCTGAGGCGGTTCGAGCCGCTCTGCATGGAGCGCGGTACGACAATGACGGATTACAGATGCGGAGCTGTGTGTTCGATGGCTGCGGTCCCGAGGATTGGTTGGATGATGCTTTTGTTCAACAACTTAACTTCAGACTTAAAATAAACTAAGATATGGCATTCGTTAATGGTTCTGACCTATTGGTCAAGGTAGCCGGTGCTTATGTAGGCCATGCTACCACTCACACAGTCAATTACAATACCGAGACCAAGGACCGTACCTTCAAACCGGTTGGCACTGCCGCTAAAACCAGCGGCAAGTGGAAAGACAAAGCCATCACAGGCTTGAGCATCTCTATCAGTGTAGAGTCTCTTATCTGTGATGACGAAACTGAAGGCGCACGCGCTAAATTGCTCGAGGCATGGGCTAAAGGCGAACCCGTTGAGGTTGAAGCGCTCGAACGTGGTGACGACGCTAAACCTTACCTCAAAGGTCAATTTGTCATTACATCTATGACCGAAACCGCTCCCGCTGAGGATGATTCAACCTTCAGCTTGAATCTCGACAACAGCGGTAAGCCCGAAACATTCGAGCCTAAGAACTTAAGCGACTACAGCGCCGATGAATAGGATTACTATCAACGGCAACGAATATCCTTGTTATCAGACGATGGGAGCGATGCGCCGCTTCCGTCGTCTGACAGGCAGGGAGATTACCGAGGTCCAGGTTACTGAGGCGTCTGCCATGGCTGATTATATGTACTGCTGTTGTGCTGCGGCATCCGCTGCCGAGCATATTGAGTTCAACTACTCTATCGATGACTTCGCTGACCTCATCACTCTTGACGTGATGAAGGCATGGTCTCAGTCTATCGCTACCGAGGCGACTGAGGGCGAAGATGCAGCAGCGCAAAAAAAAAGCTAACGATTACCGAATTATTTGGTATCGCCGTCGGTCAACTCGGCATGGACGTTGAGACCTTTGACATTCTCACACCTGAGGAGTTCTCTGAAATCATGGCGAAATACAATGATCATCTTGAATCTACAATGCATGACGAGTGGGAACGTGCCCGTATCATGGCTGCTATCCTCATTCAACCGCATATCACTCGCAAAATAACTCCCGAGAAGTTATTACCGCTTCCATGGGATAAGAAACGCAACAAAACAAAAGCGCCGGCGATCTCTAAGGAAGAGCATCTCCAGCGCTTTCGTGATATTAAGCATCGCCTTAACGGCGGTTGATTACCATTTCCAAAAGTCGTTGTATTTATCGGGAGCGACTAGCAGCACGATAAACAATATAGTAACTATTGCCCCAAAGATTGCTGGGAAATTAATAGAGAAACATAAGATATTTGAAAGTATCATAAGCTATGTTTTTGAAATTCTTTTACAAAGATAGATTATAGTAAGATAATTTAAAAGTTAATAATATATAAATATGGCAAAGTCGGTCATCGAACTCAATATAAAGCAATCCGTTACAGGGGAGGAACAGATGTCAAGGCTGTCATCCGGTCTTGAAGATCTTCATCGGTCTATCAAAAAGTCTCAGTCTGGCATGGATGGACTTAAGCGGAGTGTTGGCGAGACAATCGCTACATGTGCCACATTTTCAACTGCGATGTCTAATATGGCGTCTGCGGTTGGTCAGCTTGCGCAAGGCTACAATGATTATGATAAGGCAATGCGTGCAGTCAATACCATGGCCGGCAAAAATGAGGAAGGCTTTGCCAAGCTCAAAGGTCAAGTCAGTGAACTGGCTAAGACTATACCTCTCGCCAAGGATCAGCTCGCGAATGGTCTCTATCAAGTCATCTCAAATGGTGTGCCTGAAGACAACTGGATTAGTTATCTGGAGGCATCAGCCAAGGCGTCAGTCGGTGGTATTGCTGACCTTGGCCAAACTGTCACCGTAACCTCTACGCTTATCAAGAACTATGGTTTGGCATGGGACCAAGCGGGGACCATTCAAGACAAGATACAACTCACGGCCAAGAACGGCGTCACATCGTTTGAACAGCTTGCCGGAGCTTTGCCTAAAGTAGCCGGTTCTGCCGCTACACTTGGTGTTAGTATTGATGAATTAATGGCATCCTTCGCTACATTGACAGGCGTATCAGGTAGCACTGATGAAGTGGCTACTCAGCTTGTAGCCGTCATGTCAGCATTGACTAAGCCTACCTCTGAGGCATCCAAGCTCGCCGATAAGATGGGTATTCAATTCAACGCTGCCGCGATTAAGGCTGCCGGTGGTATGCAACAATTCTTAAGCCAGTTGGTAGTCAACGTCAAGCAATATGCTCAAGAGACGGGCCAACTTGAGACGGAGATATATAGTACTCTATTCGGATCTTCACGTGCTATCCGTGGCCTTATTCCTCTTACAGGTGAACTCGCTGAGAAGTTTAAGAGCAACATTGACGAAATGAGCAATTCAGCCGGGACTATTGACAGCGCCTTCGAGAATATGAGTTCTACTTCAGAGGCTTTGACACAGAAGTTTAAAAATCAATTGGGCGTTTTTACTGGACTAATTGGCGCATATGCTTCTGCTGCACAACCGTATCTACAATATTTGGCAATATTAGGCCAGTCTATTGCAGGTCTTAAATCTCTTGGTGCAGCTCTTACAATGGCTAATGCTAGCCTCACCAAGATGACGGTCGCTATTATAGGTCAGAGCGCATCGCTCAAGATACAAGACTTCCATCTTAACAACATGGTTAGGACTGAAAAATTGTTGATAGCCATTACAGGTAGGACAACATTCAGTTTTAATGCTTTGAATATCGCGACTAAAGCACTTTATATCACAATCTCTGCCGGCTTGATATGGGTAGTAACTGAGTTGATAAGTCTGTATGAGCAGTGGTGTTCTAAGACTGATGATGTCGAAGAAAAAATCAATGTGCTTCAGGGCGGACAAGATACATACAAAAATACGGTTGCCAGTACAACCGTTGAACTGGATAAGCAGATTCAAAAGCTTGGAGACCTCATCAGTTCAAATTCTGATGCTTCAGGTGCCGTCGAGGAACTGAATAATAAATATGGCAAGATATTCGGGACATATCAAACCGCGTCCGAATGGTACAAGGTGCTTATTAGCAACTCTAAAACATACGTCGAGCAACTTGGTAATGAGGCTGCTGCGATTGAATATGCTACAGAGAAGGCTCGTAAGACTGTCGAACGTGATCAATTGGTTCGTCAGCAGGACAAACTTGTCAAAACTGATAAGGTGGACCTAAAATTCTCCGGTAAGGATGGAAAAATTAAAGCTGCCAAGGTTGGCAAGGAAGGTGAACAAGCAGATGTCGATGAGTACAAACGATTAGATGCAGAAATCAAAGAGTTAAATAAGGATATTTACTCTTTGGAGCAGAGCTATTCTACCGCTATTAGCAATAGCTTACAGTATGCGTCTCAGATCAAAACAAACATCGAGGCTACTAAGACTTCATCTGAGACTAATACCAATACAGATACTAAAACCAATACCAATACTTCAAAAGTCAACACCGAGAAGTTCAATGGCGATAAGTTGATTGAGAACGCTAAAGGATTGGAGGAGCTGGAAAATAATCTCAAATATTACGATAAAGCGATAACAAAGGCTGATGCTTCTGATGAAGAGCATATTCAAACTCTTCAAAATGAACGCAACGAGATTGAGGCTCAGATTGAAGAGATTAAGCTACTCAATGAGAAACTGGGTCTCCCCGTAAAATGCGAAAGTTTGTCAGATTTTGACAAATGGCTGAATTATCTCAATGCGGCATCTGATGTCGCTTCGTCTGAGGAACTGCCCGCACTGAAGAAGAAAATCGAGGAGGTGCAGGCTGCGCGTGACGACTTCGAGGATGCCGCTGAGCCGGTTATCAACATAAAGGACATCAAGTCATATGATGAGTTAGACAAGGCTATTAGCCGCGTTGACCGCAAAACTGCTAAAGCTACTAAGGAAGGCCGCGAAGCTCTCATCAAGGAACGCAAGGAGCTTGAACGGCTCCGCCAAGAGTGGGAGGACCTTGACGCAGAACTTAGTAAGCCTGGCGAAATTTCTCAGATTAATAATCTCCGCGATTTAGCCGAAGCAGAAACATATTACAATAATCTCCGAGAACGCGGTAACGCGGACGAGATTGCCAATGCTCATGAGATGTTGCGTCTCATCGAGCAGCGCCGTAAGGCTCTCACCGTTGGCGAGACTATCAGTGACTATGAAACCGAGGTCAATGACGTCGGTAAATATGGCGAAAAACAGATGAAAATTGAGATCAAGGCTATCGGCATTGATGGTGTCAAAGATAAGATACTTGAACTCAATAAACTCCTTGCCGATGGTAATCTCACTGACGAACAGGAGAAACGAGTCCGCAAGCTCATATCAACGTATGAAGGTTGGCGTAAGTCCATGGCCCTCAGCTTCGACACATTGAAGGACGGCTATGGCGATATCAAGTCTGTCGGCAATGCTCTTATCAGTATGCATGATACTTTGACCGAAAGTGGAACTGCGTGGGAAAAGATTACGGGACTGATAGATGCCTTCATCTCGTTGTATGAAGGCGTTAATGGTGTCATCAGAATAGTAGATGAATTGACCAGCGTAACTAAACTTTTTACCGGGCAGAAGACAGCAGAGTCGGCGGCTTCAGGTGTATCGGCAGCGGCATCAGAAGCTGAGGTTGCTGCTCAAGCCGAACAAGCTGTGGCGATGGTGCCGGTTATCGCTGCCAACAAATTAGCGACCGCCAGTTACGTTGAATTGGCTGCTGCTCAATATATGGCAGCTCACGCAGCCATCCCACTTGCCGGCTTTGGTATTGGTTCGGGATTCGCGACAGGGGCGGCAGCATTGGTCAAGTCAATTGGTGTTATGCCATTCGCCAAGGGTGGTGTCATCAGCGGTCCAACAGTCGGTCTCTTGGGCGAATACTCAGGGGCATCGAATAACCCTGAAGTCGTTGCGCCTCTCGACAAGCTCCGTGACCTCATCGAACCACGCACAGCATTTGCCGGTGGCAAGGTCGAGTTTGAGATCAAGGGCCGTAAGTTGGTCGGCGTTCTTAACAAGCAATCTAAATACTCAGATAGAATATGATAACAACATACAAAGGTTACTTCCTGGATATTGAAGACGTCCGCTATGACTTCGAGATACTCGAGGACATAGCGGAGGGACGCGATGTTGAGGAACTGAGCTTCCCCGCTGATGAACCCGCGTCTATCGAATGGGAAGAGACTGACAAGCTCACGCCCATTCAAGGCTCGGCTCTGACGCTGAAGGTTAACAGCGACTATGACCGCCAGTTCCTTCGCCTCTACACGACAGAACCGGGAGCGGTCATCATCAAGGTCTATCGTAGCGGTCGAATATATTGGGTGGGCGCACTCGATACCGAGCAGTATGAGGAACCATACGCCACGGAGAAGAACTATGATGTCACTCTCACCTTCAGCGATATGGCGGTCATGGCTCGCCGCTCATGGACCTTGACGGGATTCAAGTCACTGCGAGATATTATTACGGCATGTCTCGCCCCTACCCGATTGATGGATGACGGCATGATGACGTCGATAGTATATGCTATCTCAACGACAGACGCCTATGATACTGCCGGTGTTACTACATGGCTTGATAACTGGGGCGTAGCATCTGACAACTGGTACGATGAAGACGGAGAACCGATGACGCTGCGTGAAGTTCTTGAGGCAGTCCTTCAGCCTCTCGGCATCCGCCTTGTGCAGAAGAACGGACTGCTCATCTTCTACGATCTTGAGTATCTCTACCAGAATCAGACAGCACAAGAAATATCATGGGCGTCAGAGGATCAAGTGCTTGGCGTCGATGCTGTCTACAACAAGGTCAATCTAACTTTGTCACAATACGCTGATGACGAC